TGATTATTTAAAAAGAAAACAAATAAAATAATGGGAAAAATAAGTCCAGCTTGTAAAGCTGCAGCAAAACGTAAATTTAAAGTATGGCCTAGTGCTTATGCTTCTGGCTGGGGTGTTAGATGCACAAAAAATCCTAGTAAATATTTAAATAGAAAAAAGTAATGGCTAAAGCGTATAGAGGAGTTTTAAAAGCTCGAATAAATAAACTATACGGTGGAGATGTTACTTGTAGTAAAGTTAAAAAGCTGAAGTCACGTAAAAAAGCTACTAAGCGTGACGTTCAGCTAGCTAACTGGTTTATTAATATGCAAAATTGTAAGCATGGCGGATCCAGTAAAAGGAACAGGTAAAAAACCAAAAGGTTCTAGTAGAAGATTATATACTGACGAAAATCCAAAAGATACAGTCAAGATTAAATTTGCTACGCCAGCTGACGCTCGAGCTACATGCGCTAAAGTAAAAAGAATTAATAAGCCTTATGCTCGCAAGATACAGATATTAACTGTAGTAGAGCAAAGATCTAAAGTTGCTGGTAAAAAACAACAAGCAGCTATAGCTAAAAGATGTAAAATGGCAATACGTAGAAAACATGGCAAAGCATAAACGACCAGAGTGGAAAGATAGTAAATACGCTGATGCTAAAGGTAAATTTAAGGAGTTATCATGTGATTCCTTAGCTAGTTGGTTAATCAAGAGTAGAAAAGGTAATAAAAGAGCTATCATAGGTAGCTTAAACCAACAAATAGTTTTTAATAGAAAAAAGAGACCTAGCTATGCTAAAAAAATGGTATGTGCTAGAAATAAAGTAAGCAAAAGATTAGGAAATGCCAAAAAGTAAAATAAAAGGTGGCGGCACCAAAAAAGTTTGTTTACCGTACGCTAAGTATAAAAGTATGAGTTCAGCTGAAAGACAAAAAGTAATACGTGCTAAACGTAAAGCAGCTGCTCAAGGAAAATATAAGAGATCAAGTAAGTCTAATGTAAAAGGTGCTAGAAAAAAAGGTGCTACACTTAGAGACTGGTTTCAAAAAGAACGATGGGTTAATATTGCAACTGGCAAACCCTGCGGAGAATAATACCGGCCCGGTTAAGGGCATAAACCAAATGTTAATTTAAAACCAAAACCAATGACATTTTTTTATTCGACTAAGACGTGGAATAGTCAACCACAAATTTCCAAAGAAACCGTTGAAGTTTGGCAGCATCTTGCTGACAAAACTAACTGGAGAATAACCCAGCTACCAAATGGTTTTTACCAAACCGAGTACCAACATCCTAAGGAAGAAGATACTTGGATTGATGTAACTAGAAGAGAAACAATTGAAGGAGCAGAAGCTGCTATTGATGGATCAGTAGATCACTACAATAAAAAAGTAGAGTTTCTCAACGGCCCAAAAGTTGTAAAGACTTTCAAGTAACATTAAGTTAAATTAAATTAAATTAAATGCAAAATCCACAAGACATTGTGAAGGCTTTAACGTTTGGCAGCAATGCTAAAGAAAAAGTCTTTGCAGGTATAGACAAACTCACAACTGCTGTTAGCTCCACACTCGGGGCTAGCGGTAAGTGTGTGATACTAGAAGATTTTATGGGTAGACCCATGATTACTAAAGACGGTGTAACTGTTGCTAACTCTGTTGTATTAAGAGAACCTGTAGAAAATATAGGTGCTACATTAATAAAAGAAGCAGCTAGAAAAACAGTTTCTGAAGCAGGCGACGGTACAACAACAGCTACTGTATTAGCACATGCTTTACTAAAAGAGTCTAATAAAGCTACTAATGATAGTTTACGTAAAGTAAAACAAGATATAAATAACGCTTGTGAACAAACTATAAAGTATTTAGAAAAAATATCGGTGCCAGTTGAAGGCGATATGATAGATCAAGTGGCAACAATATCATCTAATAATGATTTAGAGTTAGGTGCTATAATAGGCGAAGCTTTTAAAAAAGTTGGTAAAAACGGTACTGTAATGATGGACGTTGAAAAAGGTAATGAAGAAACAAAGATAAACGTTGTATCAGGCTCACAAATAAATCAAGGTTATATAAATGCTAATTTTGTAACAGACGCTGGAAAACAAACAGTAACACTTGAAAAGCCATTAGTACTATTAGTTAGCTCACCAATAACAACAGTTAGAAAAATACAAACTGTTTTAGAGTATGCTGTTGAAAATAACAGACCAATACTTATCATAGGTGAATTAGAAAAACAACCAATGGCTGCGTTGGTGATGAATAAAATAAAAGGTAATATAAAAGCTAATGTCATAGCTCCACCTGGATTTAATTTTTGGAAAAAAGATTTTTTAGATGACATTGCTGCAGTAACAGGTGCTACGCATATAAATGAAGAGTATGGTGATGATATAGATTTAATCACGCCTGATATGCTTGGTGAATGTGAAAGAGCTGTTTCTGATAGTAAGTCAACTGTTTTAAAAGTAACTGAAATACCAGAAGAAGCTAAAGCTAGAATAAAAGATATTGAAAAACAATTAAAGTCTAGTGATCCTAGTTTAAGAACTGAAAAGCTAGAAGAACGTTTAGCTATATTATCTGGTAATGTAGCGGTGATATCTGTAGGTGCTAATTCTGAAGTAGAATTAAAAGAGAAAAAAGATAGAGTTGATGACGCGATACACGCTACAAAAGCCGCAGTAAAAGAAGGTATAGTGCCTGGTGGCGGTGTAGCTTTATTAAATGCTGCTAAAAGTATAAAAGATAAAAGCGAAGGTGCTAATATATTTATCGAAGCAATAAAGTATCCTTATAAAACGATACTTAAAAATGCTGGTATAGAAAACAGTGTACCAATAGTTAGAAAAGGCTTTGGTATCAATGTAGTAACAGGTGATATGGTACATATGGTAAAAGAAGGTATTATTGATCCACTACTTGTTACAAAAAGCGCGTTAAAAAACGCTGTATCTGTAGCTACAACAATATTATCAACTGATTGTGTAATTAGTAATGAAAGAGAAGAATGAAGGCAGTAGGTGTATATTTAGTTGTAAAAGAAATAAAAGAAAAACCAACTAAAACAAAAGGTGGTTTACTTCTTACAGATAAAATAAAAGAAGACATAAGATATAAACAAGGTGTTGTAAAAAGTGTAGGTAGTTTAGTTCAAGGTGTAAAAGCTAGTGATAATATATACTATGATAAACACGCTGGTTTTAATGTTGAAATAGATGAAGAAATACTTCTTGTAATCAAACAACAAGACGTTGTTATTGTATTATGAGGAAATTAGAAGCCAAAGATCTTAGAAGCATAGGATTGTTTAAGCACTATCGTATTATACGTAAATGGGCTTGTAAAACATACGAATTAAAAGATGCTGATCTCGAACTTCTAATTTATTTTGATTGTATAGAACTTTTTACCAGAAAAGATTATATAGACGGAGTTTATACTTTTTCATGGGATAAAAACAGATGGGAGCGCTTAAGGCGTAATGACTGGATAAGTGTTTGGAGACAAAGAAACAATAGAACACAAAAATACACAATATATAAAACATCATTTAAGTGTAGTCAACTTATAAGTAGAATATACAGGATGTTACTTAGTCAAGAAGATTTACCAACTAGTTTACGTAGAAATAAAATAATGGAAGGTAAATCATACTCTGACAAAGTTATGATAAAAGCAATAAACTTAGTTAACAAAGATAATAATAATTAAACAAATCAAAAATGGCATACGGAGATATAATAGGTGATCCAAGTAGATATAGAGCGCCAGGTAAACCAGGAGTACAAACAGTTAGAAGAGCTGTAGTGTTGAAAGACGCTAGTACTATTGGTAGTGCTGCTATAAACTACTTAGATAATACAAAAGACTTAAATGCATTAACAACAGTTGCTCACCTTGAAAACGGTGCTGGTATTTATATCGGTACAGCTGGCAACGTATGTGTTAACCTTTCTAGTCAAAAGAAAATAATAGACAACGGCGCTACATCAAGCGCAACTACAAACAAATTAGTTGACTCTACGCAAAACTTCTCTAGCACAGTGCAAGTAAGAGATTTAGTTGTAAACACTACTGATGGTACAGTTGCTTTTGTTGGTGCTGTAGATAGTGATACAGTGCTTAGTTTAGTAGATGCTGCTAATAGTAATTCTGATATTATGGCTAGTGGTGAAAAATATGAGATACACAGACCAATATTGTTTCAAAATATAGCTGCTGGATCTTTCTTACCAATTGAAGTCGACAGAGTTTTTGCTATTGGAACTACTGCTGACGATATAATGGCAATATACTAGAACATGCCTTTAATAGGAATAAAAGCAAACGTAGTGCACAGTGAGCAGATAATTAACGCTGACACTAGAACAAGTGCGTTTAACCTACGCGCAGATTATACTGAACTAAAAGCTGATTCAAGTCTTTTTACAGCTGATGCTAACAAAATGTAATACATAACACATGGCTAAACAATCTATAAACATAGGTTCAAGTGCTAATGACGGAACTGGAAGTACGCTCAGGGCCGCATTTGATATTTGTAACGACAACTTCACAGAACTTTACGGTGGTACAACATCAGCCTTAGGCTTTAAATCTGAAGGAACTAACTTCACTGGATCACTTCTTATCGGTCACAGTACTACTGGTGTAATTTCATCTGCAGAAAATAATGTTGGTGTAGGTATAAGCGCATTAGACGCGTTAACAACTGGAGATTCCAACGTTGCTATTGGAAACGCTGCAGGTAGCGCAATAACTACTGGCTCTTCAAATATTTTACTAGGTAGAGCTGCTGGAGATGCTTTAGTAGAAGGATCAAATAACGTAGCTATAGGTCATTTTGCTTTAAGCGCTGAAGATGGTCACGGTACAAATGTAGCTATTGGTTATGCTGCTTTAAATACACAAAATGCAGGAGCAGACGCGTACAACGTTGCTATAGGTTATGATGCAGGTAAATCAGTTTCAACAGGTATTTTTAATACATTAATAGGTAGTTTTGCAGGAGATGCTTTAACTAGTGGTAATTCAAACGTTGTATTAGGTTATGATGCTTTATCAAGTGAACAACAAGGAGATAGAAACGTTGCTGTTGGATTTAAAGCATTACAAAATCAAAATAATACATCTAGTGTAGATACATATAATGTTGCTGTTGGTTATGAGGCAGGTAAAGCTATTACAACAGGTACGCAAAC